CTAATCCCGAATACGGTCGCTTCTGAGTGGTATGCCTTGAGCAGGCAATAGAAAAAGACAAGGCGTGTGTTTATGTCTTTCCACCATTCCCAATCGAGAATACTGCGGTGCAGCTTTATCCATCCGCTGTTGTTGCCTTTGCTCATAGGTCTTGCCTTCCCTGGTTCTCTTTTATGGCGTTTAACAATTCGCTGCGAAAGGCGATGAGCTTGCCGCTTCCCATCTGCCGGACAGTGTCACCGAGCACACCCTCACGGCGCAGCCTGTACAACGTGGAGCGGTCAACGTGTATAGCCTTGGCGATGGCATCACCGCCAACCAGTACCTCGCTCTCCTGCGGCTTTCCGTCTCTCTCGGCGAGGTGGCACAGGATGTCGCCCACGGCTTTCTCTGCGGCGCGTTCTGCCGCCTCTGACACGAGGGCGTAGAGTTCGCCAGCCGTCATCGTGACAATCATCTTGTCGTTGCGCTCCTTGGGTATCATTGCTGCTCCTTTTTGGGGGTTATCACTCCGTTGTTCTGCAGTACGAGGATGACGGTTCCGTAGCCGCACTCAACCTTGTCAGCGATGTAGTTGTAGAGGTCTGTGGCGCGCTCGTAGTTACCCTTCAGACTGCTGTGCAGCTTGAGGATTTTAGCGTCACGCTTCTCACGCTTTCGCTGTGCAGGGGATTTCACTTTCTTCTTTGTCATAATTGCTTTCTGTTGATATGGTTTATTTGCCGATGGTGGCGAGGATGGCGGTGCGGAGGTGTTGGTTCCTCGCGTCCCATTGGAAGTTCTGAAGCATCCAGTTACGGTAGCCGAGGGGGATGTCCGCCACTTTCTCGCCCTTGTACTTGCCGAAAGGCATAAGCATCGTGGGAATGGCGAGACCAGCCTCGAGGTTCAGTACGTCCTGCCTGTGGATGGTGCCGATGTCCTCGATTGGGATGCCGGAGAGCAGCCGCCCGTCGGTGCCGTACATACGCCAGATGCGCCCCTTCTCGAAGTGGATGTCCTCGACCCTTCCGAAACGCTCCACGTTGCCGCCCAAGTCCACGATGAGAGCGTCACGCTTGCCGTCCTCGATACGTGTAGCCCTCCCGATGATCTGATAGTAGAGGGCGATGCTCGCCGTGGATATGCCGAGGACGATGCAGTCGATGCCCGTGTAGTCGAAGCCAGTCGAGAGGACGCGGACGTTGAAGAGGACACGGGTCTTTCCGGCACGGAAGTCGGCGACAGCCTGCGCCCTTTCCGTCTTGTTCTGCTCGCCGTAGATTACGTCCGAGTTCTCGTAGCGTCCTGCGAGTTCTATGGCATCGTCCACGCTCGGAACAAAGGCGAGGATGTGCTTTCTTTCTGGGTGGCTGTCGAGGGTGTCGATGATGCCCTGCAAGCCGCCGTTGGCGTTGAAGGCTCTCTGCACACTCTCCTCGGTGTACTCGCTCTTGCTGCTGTTGAACTGGAGCAGGGAGCCGTCGAAGCCGCCCACGTCGTAGGTCAGCGGCGACCAGTAGCCCATCTGCACCATTTCGGACACCTGCCCCACGTGGATAATTTCCTTGAAGAAATTGCCCTTCTTGCTGCGGCTCGTCAGCATTACGAGCTTGCTGTACGTCCTGCCGTCCATATCGGTGTTCTGTTGCAGCTTGACGGGCGTGGCGGTGATGCCGAGGACGTGGGTGATGCCGCTGTCCTTGAGGAAGCGGCCGAGCATACTGTTGGCCTCACGGGGGTAGAGGTGAGCCTCGTCGATGAGCATTTTCGTGAAACCCATACGCTTGAACTCCTCGCCGAGATTCTTGATGCTGCCGATAGTGGCGTAGGTGATGTGGTTGACCTCTTTCTTGTTGAACGATGCGGAGTAGATGCCTGCGTTGGCCATAAAGCCGCAAAGGTTGAGATACTTGGTGTAGTTCTGCTCCAGCAACTCCTTGGACGGCTGCAGCACAATCATCCTGTCCTCGCTGTTGGCGGCGACGAAAGCCGTCAGAATGGACTTGCCCCAGGCTGTAGGCAGCACGATGAGCGACGGCTTCGGGTTTTTCTGTCTGAAAAACTCGATGGCCTTGCGCACTGGCTCTTCTTGGTTGGGTCGTAGGGTTATCATTGTTATTTAAGTAAATCGGTGAAATAAGACAAATCTGTGTTTTCCTCTTTCGCTAAATTCTTGATGGTCTCGATGTCATCCACGTCCAACATTATTGGAGGGATGCAGCGTATATCGTCAAGAACATAGGCATCGTCCAAGTCGTCATACGCAAACGACGGGGATTGTTCGTTCACATCTTGGAGTATTCTGACGAGCAGATTGTGTTCTTTTTCTTGCTGTGTCATATTGACTGATTTTGTTTTCATCTTACTTTAGAGGGTCTTCGGGAGTCGAACCCAAACGGTCTCAACCGCGTTGCCAGACAGACCCTGCCAGCCTTGGGAGGGCGGTCGTCGAAGACCGCCCCTTTAATGGCCTAATGCTTAATAAATGCGGCACACGGACGGACTGTGAAGGAGTTGCACTTGAGGCCGTTGTAGATGGACCCATCACTGAAATACACGTACCAAGCGCCGTACGAGTTGTACTCGGTGGAACTCCAGTAGTAACCTTCAAGCTCATCGCCACCAATCTCTTTGAGCTTGGCGTTGATTTCGTCCTTGTAGGCGGCAATCAAGTACATTTCGTGCTTGTCGAAGGTGCGCTTGCCGACCTCTTCAAGGCGAGCCATCGCCTTTTTCCACTCGAACTCTTCCCCGTTGTCGAGGTTGTGCGCCTCGATGAAGATGTCAACGTCGCCGACGCACAGGCGGACACCCTTCTCGCCGTTCTGCTCGACAATGCTGACGATGGGAGTGGTCTCGCCGGACGGTGCAGGCTGCGACGGCTGCTCGTCTGTCTCGTCAGCCCAATCGCTGCCGTACATCTGCGCCATCATTTCGTTGGCGGCTTGGACTGCGTTGTATGCCACGCTCTCGGTGAGGATGGTGTTCTTGAGGTAGATAGCCTTGGCTATCTCATTGCGTTCCTTTATTCTTTCGGTGTTCATTTCTTGCGGTTTTTGAAATTGAAATTCTTTAACTTTTTCTTGTTGCCGCTCATCCAGTTGGCGCGGTAGGCTCTGGTCTTTCTGCGGTAGTCGTTCTTCACGCCGCGAGCCATCGGGCTTTTGCCGACAGGCACGGACGGGAAGTTGGGTAAAACTGAAGGTATCATTCTGCTGTTTTTTTTTTGTTGATTATTTCAGTAAGAATCTGCGAGAGCCTGGCACGGTCTTGGCGTACTTCTGCCACTCGTCGGGGTTGGCTTCCTTGAAGGCTTTCTCGTCCAGCTTGACGCTGTCCTTTGCGGCTTTCCAAGTGGCGAGGGTCGCACCGTCGTAGGCGATGGCCTCAGCGTCGCCGAAGCACATCTTCATCTTGTCCTCAAGCTCGGTCTTCTGCTCTTCGAGCGTGGAGAGCTGCTCTTTGACCTCCTTGAGCTGATGGTATGCGTCGAGGATTTCGTCGTTTACCTCTACCACCTTGCCGCCGACGTGCTTGGAGTATTTATTCACAATGTCGCGGACGTTCACGGGTTCGGGTTCAATCATCTGCCGGACATTGACCGTCCAGAACTTTGTGACAGCCTCGACGAGCATATCGTAGAAGCTGGGGATGAACTCGACATCGACATAGCCGAACTCGAAGCCGTGACCGAGCCACGCAATAGATCCGTGGGAGTAGCCAGCCACGCCGAGGTTCATCTGCACCTGGCAGAACCACCACTTGGGGAGGTCGTTGGGGTCTACCACCATATTGGTTGTCTTGCACTCAAGGATGCCCTTGTTGTCGTCGTTGCGGACGGCTTCGGGCAGCCAGAACGTGCGGTCGGGAGAGACGCGCAGGAAGTCCTTCTCTTTGTCGATGAAGAGGAAGTCCACCGCGCTTGCGGCTATCACCTCGCGCCCTGTCACTACCGCGTCCTCGCAGTAGTGACCGCGACGCATAGCGGCGTTCTCTTCTTTCGGGGGGTCGATGCCGACCTTGCGCCGCCACAGCTCAAGGGGTGTCTCGTAGGGGTTAAGGCCAACGACGGTGGCAACCTCGCTGGCACCGATGCCAGCCTTGCGAGCCTCAAGCCACTGCTCGCGATTGTCGAATTTTACTCTGTTGCGTTCCATTTTACTATAGGGTTTGTTTTTAATCTTCGTCGAACTCTTCTTTGCCGCAGAATGGGCAGACGTGTTCCATATCTGGGTCGGCATACTCTTCGCCGCAATGTGGGCATTTGTTCACGACATTCTCGTTGTCAGCCTCGTCTTTGACCTCTTCGAGTTTGCTGCGTTGGTCGTATTCCCAACCGACATCGGGGTCTTTTCGTGACAGCCAGTCTTCTGCGGTTTTTATTGCGTCATCCTCGTCGTTCACGGCTACGGTGACGCAACGGGCTGCGACAAAATCCACACGGATGCGTTTCATTCCCATTGTCAGCCCTCCTTGTTGATTACCTCGCCAGTTTCGGGGTCTACCTGCTCTGTGGGAGCGGCGGACGTTCCAGTTGACGCTTCGGGGGCTTGCTCGGCGTTCTTTTTGCCTTTGCCCTTGCCCTTGCCGCCCGTGGCTGCTGCCATAGCCTCTGCCGCTTTGCGCTGCGCCTCTTCGACCGCCGCCGTAGCCGCTGCCGCCTGCTGCTCACTCTGCGTCTTTGCGCCCTCGCCGAAGGTGTCCTTCACGGTCGTGCTTCCCTCTTTGATGGCGACAGCAAGGCCACGCAGATAGTCGGCCTGATCCTCGGTGATTTTGTCGGCATTGGACACACCGATATGGGCGAGAACCTGCTGTCGGGTCACGCCCACGCCCTCGAACCACTTCATCATATTGGCGACACGCTGCTCAAGGGAAAGGGCGTTGCCCTTGGCGACCTGCCGTATCTCTGCGACGATGCGGTGAGTGACTGCCGACGGCACGACCTTAAGCAGGGCGTTGCGGAAGGCGATGGATGCGGCGGCGTTGCCAGTGACAACCTGCATATCCTCGTTGAACGTGCGGCCGTTTTTGTCCGTGATTCTGCGCTTAACCTCGACACTTGCGGCGAAGTTGGTCTCAAGGTCGTGGGCTATGCCCTGCGCCGTGATGAACTTGCCGTCGTTGCCGATGATGCGAGCCTGCACGCGGAGGTTGCCCCACGCACAGCCGATAATCTCGGCGAGCCGGACACTCGGGCCCTCAATGAAGGTGTCGCCGCGCCGGAGGGCGTAGAAGCAATTCTCGGCGGTCTCGTTGTCGATGGTGGCGAGTTGCTTGATGCGGTTGAGCGACTGCTCAACGTCACGCGGATAGGCTTTCGCCGTTGAGACTTGGATGTCCACCTCGCTCTTGTTGATGGCGGACAGCATTTCAGCCTGGCTGATTACTTGAATTTCCATTTTGATAGGGTGTTAAGTTATTATTAAATGATTTCGTACTCTGCGTCGGGGTCTATGGCTCTGACCGCCTCGCTGACCTGCCAGCGGAGGTCGTCGGGGTCTGCCACAGCACACCTGCCCATATCGTCGTCCCAGTCCTCTTCATACAGGCACTCGACCTTTATGTCGGTCTCGAAGCCGTAGTAGGAGTCGCCGAGGTCTATGTCCTCGCCACGCTTGGCGCAGCCCACCCAGCGTCCTATGTTCACGATGGGAGTGAGGACGCTGAGTGTGACGCTCTGGGTGATGGTGTCGGGGTCTTGAGGTGTGCAGGTGGGCAGCACCATTGAGTTCTCGCCGTTGTACATCTTGCAGGAGATTATTGCAGTTCTACCTCGGTGATGTTGTAGCCGTTCTCACGTGCGAAGTTCACCATACTGCTGACCTTTTCAAAGGGGTGAAAGGTCGTGCCGCCTTTTGAATTGGGGACTGCCAGTGTGCAGTCTGTGTCGTTGTTGTAGAAAATTGCCTTTGCGTTCATCTTGTTAGGGGTTTAATGGTTATTATTATATAAATACTATTTCATTCTTACTGATACCCATATCGAAGAGCCGAGCCTTGATTTCTGTCTGCGTGACGTTGCCCTGATAGAGGACGGCGTTGTCCTTCATCCTCACGACCTGCCAACCGAAGCCGCAGTCGGGGTGGTTAAACCATCCGCAGGCGTAGGGTTGCGTAACACCCATATTTTTCGCAGTCGTATAGACATCTTTCTGCTCTGTGTTCATATCTTTATGAGATATTATTGTTGTGTATTCAATTTTTATTCGTACCTTTGCAGTCAAAAATGAATTTGAAAACGTATTTATTTTTGATTTTG